GTTGTTAATATTTGACCATTTGTGCCATCACTAATACTTAAATCTGTAAGCACAGCAGGTATGGTAGGTTTATTTGTTAAGTTCGTGTAGTCACCATCAAATAATGCTGTATCACCTGCTAGTGCTGTTGTACTAGTTGTACCTAATGCCAATGCATCAGTAATTCCATAACCTGCTATTGTAGTTGGCGTGTTAGTTAAAGAACTAAACTTCCCATCAAATAATGTTGGTTTGTTTGTTAAATTTGTATAGTCACCATCAAATGCATCTGTAATTCCATACCCTGATATTGTAGTTGGTTTACCAGTAAGACTACCAAATTGTCCATTAAATAGAGTTGGTAGGTTTGTTAGTGAATTATAATCTCCATCAAACAAACCAGCATTAGTGATTCTTGCATCTACTCTAGCATCTGTATAGTAAAGGTTGTTTCCTTCGGAAAGGTCTGTTGTAGATTTAGTAGATAGTGCAGAATTGAATCTTGCTTGAGTATAATAAAGATTTGTAGACCCTTCAGAAAGATTATCAGTATCTTGCGCGGCTAAGTTTTGTAGATATCTACCGTCCAAACTGACGGTAGATGCAGTTGATGCATCACTTCTAGTAAGTGTTAGAGTTCCACTAGCAAAGGTTGCGCTGTCAATTCTAGATAAGTTTGTATCGTCAAAGAGTTGACTAAAATCAACTGTAAAAGATGAAGCATCATCTCTGAGAAATGTTGCTATACCAGTAGCTCCATCAATTGTACCAGATGTTAATTTTGCTAAATTTGTGTCGTCTAAATATAAACTTAAATCTATGTTTGTTACTGCGCCAGCTTCGTCTGTATACTTTAGTATATTAGTAGCAAGTGATAAACTAGTATTCGTTTCTGTAAAACTTGTTAAGTAACCTGCTGTGCTATGATCTCCCCACCCATATGATGTATCCCAATTGGTAATTTTTGTATTTGTTATAGTACTTGCTGGACTTGCGGTAAATATTGGATCTGTTTCTGACTTTAAATAACCTTCTACTGAGTGATCTCCCCACCCATATGATGTATCCCAATTAGTAATTTTTGTATTTGTTACGTTATTTGCCGCATGTGCTGTAAAGATTGGATCTGTTTCTGACTTTAAATAACCTTCTACTGAGTGATCTCCCCACCCATATGATGTATCCCAATTGGTAATTTTTGTATTTGTTATAGTACTTGCTGGACTTGCGGTAAATATTGGATCTGTTTCAGTAATAACTCCATTGTCTACCCACGTATAATCACTACCATTCCAACTAAGAACATAACCATTAGTTGGGTTACTTTGGTTTAAATGTGAATCTACATCTGAAGTTGTAAATAATTGAGTTGTTTTAGCATATGGTGTTAAATCTGGCATTGCAATAGTAAATTGTCCAGTTACGCTGTTATATGTTGCAGAACCTAAGCCGCTATCTGCAGATTGTATTAAGCTCAGGTCTGTTAGTGCAATCCCTCCTCCACTACCGCCACCAGACAAATCTGATGATGGTTTCCATTTGTTAGCATTACTATCATATTTCAATACTTGCCCATTAATAACACCAGTTGTATCCACATTAAGTAATGAACCAATATTAGCATTAGTTACTTGTGAACTAGTACTATTTGCAGTTTCAAGTACTACTGTTCTTTCATCTAAGTCAGTAAAATTTGCATCCATTTCTGCATATGATAGTTCACTTCCTTTTACTAATCTTTTTGTTATAGTCATGTTTTATTCTCCATCAGGTGTTACATAGCCAGTAGCTACATATCCAGCAGTCATATATAGACTACTTTTTTTTTGATTGTCTGGTTGTGCAGTTATCGCTGTACTAATTGGTTGCAGCTCTTGCGTTTCTCTGTTATCTACAACTGTAGTGTTTTTTTCATTAAAAATATAATCACTAGCATTATATGTTTTATCTGTCCATGTTTGTTCAGTGATATTATCATATAGCCTATGCCATCTTGATCCACGACGAACAAACATTCTATTAGGAACAAAGTCGTTTCTTATAAAGTAATCGCCCTCATTAGGTTCTACTGGAAATTGATCACCAGTTGCAATTGTCTCACCGTGGTTATAACTATTGTCCTTGTTAACAATACCACCACTAGTAGCATGGTCATATCCAAATAAATGGTCAACCATACTTGTACCATTTGGATCAGCAGCGTCAGCGGCTGCAATAATCGCATCACTTATATTATATTCTGCTTTATATGTACTAACATCATTTTTGAGACTATTAGCATCACTGCTATCGCCAAGTATATCGTAGTATTCTTGACTGTCTGTTAGTGGGCTTAGTTTGACTCGCCAAATATGCGGATACCAAGTTTGACTAAATCCTTCAGCACCTCTGTTCGCATCGTTAACAACATAATATTTGTTTACTGCGGCTTTACTAGCATTAAGAAGTAAGTCATCACGTAAATGTGGTAATTCCAAGACATCACCAGGCATCAAACGCCTACCCATTATCTCCACCATATCATTTATATGAAAGGTCATATATAATTGATCATTACTGAGAAATAATCCAAACTGTGTTAAATCATAATCATTATCTTGAACATTATACACTCCACGCATATCGAAAATATCTTGATCATATTTTCGATCTCTGTTTTCCATAAACAATAAATCTTGTATTTTTGTTTCATTAATTATGCCTTCAACATTGATATATTCACCACTAAGTGGATCAATTTCACCGCCACCAATATAATTTGGTTGACTTGGGTCGTCCTTGTTGGGTTGTGCTGCTGGTCCAAGATATTTGTGTACATGTACCCCAGTCCCTCCGATATTAAACTGTTCACGGATTGATCGATCCTGAAAGTAAAAATCGTTAGTTTTAGTTGGTTTATATAAGGTCAAACGTGGCATGTACTTATTTATCAGAACATTAGTTAGAAAAAAGTGTTGACTATTGGTATTATTTGCTTTATAAGGTGTAAGTATAAATTAATTAAATGGAGAAACGACATGGCTAAGATAGCTGGTATAAAAGTTAAAAAGAAAGCTCCAAGAGCTAAACGCCGTACTACTGGAATTAATGCCATGCCGGTTAATGATGGATGGCATGCATGTCACTATTATGTACATAATGAAGTTGAAAACCGTGAATGGGGTTCAATTGTAAAAGCATATATTAGTCAAAATTGGAGCAAAGAAGACGCACAGGCTGTGAATAGACTGCCAGACTGGAAAACTTCTATGCATAGTGGATGGTCAACAGCCGCCTGGTTGTTTGTTAATGATTTTGCAGATGTGGTGCATCCCGACTACATTACTGGACTTCCTAAACGAATTAATGCATTGGTTGAAGAAGGAAAACTAGTTGCGGAAGTTAAGAAATCAGCAAAGGCGTCTAAGAAACATATTCATGTCCCAACTATTCAAGAACGTCTTCAAGAAGCTACCATCGATAAATTAGAAGACATGGACAGTTGGTTGGACGATTGGATGCGTGACAGCAAAAAGAATCCATTAATTAAGCAAAATCCATTGCTGTATTTTAAAAAGCACGAAATGAATCTAGGTCATTTGCGTTTTGTTAGTGAGTTCTTTAAAGGTGCGCATGAAGAAATGCAGGAATTAAATAATTTACCTGCTCCTAAGAAACGTAATGATATGCAAGAACAGCTTGCAGAAGGATATAGCTCGTACAGTAAAAAAGAAATCAAGGAACTAACAGATTTTTATAAACGACTGTTTGATGCTATTGAAATTTTTAAAGCAGAAAGAAAACAGTCACAAACACCACGTAGAGCAAAGGTTAAAAGTGCAGCAGACCAAGTTAAGAAACTCAAGTTTAATCCTAGTGATACTAAAATTGGAATTGCTAGTATTAATCCAGCTGATGTTATTGATGCAACATGTGTTGTTGTGTTTAATACAAAAAACCGTAAACTTGGAGTATATTATGCAGATGATAATTGTACACTTAAAGTCAAAGGAACCACACTTCAGTTCTTTGATGAAAAGAAAAGTGTACAACGTACAGTACGTAAGCCAAGTGAAATTATGCCACAGTGGAAAAAAGTTACACGGCATAAGGTACCAACACAGTTTGGATATTTAAAAACTACTGAGACTAAACTTAATGGTAGGTTTAATGCAGACACAATCATCCTAAAAGCATTTAAGTAGTAAAATATAAATGCGGCGAGGATAACTTCGCCGCATAAATATTAACATGGCTTATAGAGATGATTTAATTAAAGAGATAGAACTACGTTTAGGTGGGCAAATGGTAGATGTGGAATTAGATCCTGAACACTACGATTTAGCTATGAATAAGAGTTTTGAAAAGTATAGACAGCGTAGTGAAAATGCTATTGAAGAAACATTTATTCCACTGCAAGTTATTAAAGATGTAGCTGAGTATACTTTAGCATCAGACATTATTGAAGTAAAAGATATTTACAGATATGC